GCATATTACAGTTCATATGGCTATGTTGCAGGACCCCAAGATACAAGAGATGGCTGCACAAGCACCCAATGCTGATGCAATACAAGCTGCACTAAGTAACCACATCATTGAACATATAGGTTTCGAGTATAGAAGACAGATAGAAGAAGAGATCGGAACTAAACTACCACCAGTCGGTGAACCATTGCCACCTGAGATAGAACTAAGACTATCAACTCTAGTGGCAGCAGCAGCGCAACAATTACTTGGTAAGAACATGCAAGCTGCACAGATGGAACAACAAGAAGAACAAGCACAAGACCCTGTACTACAGATGCAACAACAAGAACTTGCAATCAAAGCACAAGCAGCACAAAGCAAAGTTGAAACTGATGAAGCACGTATAGCAGCTGACTTAGAAAAAGCTAGAATGAAAGACGAACTTGAAAGAATTAAAATAGAAGCTGAGTTGAATATGGCTGGTGCTAAGTTAGGTACTGATATATCAAAAGTATCTGCACAAGAAAGAACTAAAGGTGCAGAGATAGGAAGAAAGATAACAGAGACTTTACTTAAAGACTAATGGAAGTTGACATAAAGTTTACAGAAGACTTGACACAGAGTTTAAACGATGAGATAAATAGAATCACAGAAGTCGTTATAGATGGAGAAATAAAGGACCTAACAGAACTTTACCACCTTAAAGGCAAGATAGAAGGGTTACGTATTGCCCTTCGAGAGATAACTGATAAATATAATAAAGTTATTTCAGGTAGTTAATACGCACCTTTCATGGTGAAAGGTAAGAGAACGTCAGACTCTTTATATATTTGACGCAACATAAGGTAACTTATGACAGTAGAAGCAGTAAAAAAGGAAGAAGTAGATAAAGAAGAATCTTCAGAAGCTACCCAACTTCCCGAACCTCAAGGATATAAAATATTAATAGCACTACCTGAACACGAAGAAAAATCAGATGGTGGAATTATTATTGCAGATCAATATAGAAAAAGAGAGGAGACAGCATCCATTGTGGGTTTTGTTCTTAAGATGGGACCAGATTGTTATAAAAATGAAAGTAGATTTCCGACAGGTCCATACTGTCAGGAAGGCGATTTCATTATTATGAGATCATATAGTGGTACTCGCATGAATATTCATGGCAAAGAATTTAGACTTATCAACGATGATACTGTTGAGGCTGTTGTAGATGACCCTAGAGGAATAGAAAAAGCATGATGGAAGAAGCACAAGCTATGACAGAAGATTTGGAACTTGCCCCCAGTACGGAGGTACAAGTGCCTATCCCTGATATAGAAGTAGATGTGATTGATGATCGTCCAGAGGAAGATCAGAAACCACCAAGACAAGCTAGTGATAGCGATGTCGATGAAGAGATAGAAGGCATTGGTGAAAGAACTAAAAAACGTATTGATAGACTCAAGTACGACTTTCACGAAGAAAAAAGAAGAGCAGATGCAGCGCAAAAAGTTAGGGACGAATCTATAAATGTAGCAAGACAACTACAAGAAGAAAACCAAAGACTTAAAACTACAGTTGCTCAAAGTGAAGGTGCCTTAATAAATAGTTTAAAAACTAAAACAACGACTGAAATAGATTCAGCCAAGAGTGAATACAAGAACGCATATGAGTCAGGAGACACAGACAAGCTATTACAAGCACAAGAGAAATTAAGTGCAGCTTATGCTGATAAGTCATACGTAGAGAACTATCAACCTACTATGCAAGCACCTGCACAACCTGCACCTCAACAACAATATTCACAACCTCAATATGCACAACCAACACCACAACAGCAGGTACAAATAGACCCATCTGCTGCTGAATATATAAGGAGCAATCCTTGGTTTGAACGTGCAGGCGATGAGGATATGACAGCTTTAGCATATGGTATGCATGCTAAGTTAGTAAGAGAAGGTGTTGATCCTGTAAGGGATTCCGAAACTTACTATAGCAGAGTAGATGAAGCAATGAAAAATAGATTTCCCGAACGCTTTGAAGATAATACTGCATCTTCACAGCGACCCTCGACTGTGGTGGCACCTGCCAATAGAGCAAGTACCAAACAGCGCATAGTGCAGTTAACTAAGACTCAAGTAACTCTCGCCAAGAAACTTGGACTTACACCAGAGCAATACGCATCACAATATGCGAAGGAGCAAAGATAATGGATAAGTTAGAAAAAGATCAAAATAAAGATCAAGAGCGCACCCCACGTGAATTAGAATCGAGAGAATCTGATCAACGTGACAAACCTTGGACTCCACCAAACTTGTTACCTGATCCTAATCCTGAACAGGGTTATGTTTTTCGTTGGATACGTACAGCATCAGCTGGACAGTCTGACAATATGAATGTATCTACTAAGTTCAGAGAAGGATGGGTACCAGTCAAAGCAGAGGATCACCCTGAGTTGCAAATGGTTAGGGATACTAACTCGCAATTCGATGGTGGTATAGAAGTAGGCGGACTACTTTTATGTAAAGCACCTGAAGAAGAAATCAAGAAGAGAGCCGATTATTATACTAATATGGCTGATCAACAGATGACTGCTTTAGATGCTAACTACATGAGGGAAGAAAACCCTGCTATGCCTATGTTTAAAGAAAGGAAGTCACAGGTTACTTTTGGCAAAGGTGGTAAATAATTATCATCTTTTTTGTTTAATTTATGTATAAAAGGTATATAAAATGAGTAGTTCAGCAACTCCTTACGGAGCGAGACCAGTCGGCACATTATCCGCCAATGGTTCTTTTTCTGGAAAGGTAAGACATTACAGCATAGCATCCAACTATGGCACCGCTATATTCTATGGGGACTTTGTAAAACTTGTTGCAGCCGGCGGTGTTGAAAAAGACACAGGCACAACAGCTTGCACTCCTATAGGAATTTTCCTTGGTGTTTCCTATACCGATCCAAATACAAGCCAGAAAACTTTTTCCCAGTTTTATCCAGCAAGCACAGTAGCGTCTGATATTTCAGCCTACGTGTTGGACGACCCTGATGTTCTTTTCGAAATGCAATCAGACGGCTCAGCCGCTCAGACTGTAATCGGAAATAATGTTTCTGTTGTTCAAACTGCTGGCACTACAGCTATTGGAACAAGTAAGAATGCAGTAGATATCTCTACTATAGCTGCAACAACAGCTACACTTCCTTTGAGGATAGTAGATATTTCGCCTAAATCTGATAACACAGCCGGTGATGCGTTCACTGACTTGGTTGTTAAATTTAATGCGGGTCATCTGATGCGTAACACAACTGGCATATAAAGGAGAATAAGAAATGGCAATTTCAAGAGCGCAGTTACTTAAAGAACTCCTTCCGGGTTTAAACGCCCTGTTTGGATTAGAGTATGCTAAGTACGAGAATGAGCATGAGCAAGTTTACGAAACAGAAACTTCAGACAGATCGTTTGAAGAAGAAGTTAAGTTAAGTGGATTTGGTCAAGCTTCAGTTAAAGACGAAGGTTCAGCAATCAATTATGATACTGCACAAGAGTCATTTAGCACTCGTTATAACCATGAAACAATCGGAATGGGCTTTAGTATTACAGAAGAAGCAATGGAGGATAACCTCTATGACTCTCTTTCTGCTAGATACACAAAAGCACTTGCGAGAAGCATGGCTTACACAAAGCAGGTTAAAGCCGCAAATCCTCTTAACCAAGGATTTTCTGGTGGTAACTTCAATTCTGGCGATGGAGTAGATTTATTTTCAACTGCACACCCTTTGGTGTCAGGTGGAACAAACTCCAATACATTTGCAACACAAGCAGACCTTAACGAAACTTCGTTAGAGAATGCTGTGATACAAATAGCAGGATGGACAGACGAACGTGGACTGTTAATAGCAGCAAAACCACGTAAGTTAATTGTTCCTCCAGCTGGAATGTTCACTGCTTCACGTATCCTAGAATCTGATGGAAGACCAGCATCTTCTGATAATGATCTCAACGCACTTAAAGCGAATGGTAGCATTCCTGAAGGTTACGTTGTAAATCACTTCCTCACAGATACTAACGCTTTCTTTATAATGACAGACGTACCAAATGGCTTTAAGCACTTTGCACGTACTCCATTAGAAACAAGCATGGATGGTGACTTTGACACTGGCAATGTAAGGTACAAAGCGAGAGAAAGGTATTCCTTTGGAGTATCCGATCCACTAGGTGCTTTTGGTTCTTCGGGATCAAGCTAGTAACTTTAGGGGAGTTGAAATGATATATACTCCCCTACCCTTTCTAGGGATAATTTTTTAATCTATTGACTGCCCTAGCAGACAAGCCAAGACAATAGATTTATTAAGGAGACTTAATTATGGCAAATTCAACTTTTAATGGACCAGTCAGGTCCGAGAATGGTTTTAAAACCATTGATATCAATTCTTCAACTGGTGCAGTTACTGATGGTTTAGTAATAAACGCTGATGGTAATATCTTTACTGATGATGGTGGACATATTCAATATGTTGCAGCATCAGGTTTTGGACCAGCTGATCTAATTGTAGGTAAAGGCGGTAGTCAATACGCTACAGCTAACCCTTATGCAGAGAGCGCAACACAGTTATTCCCATTAGGTTCTAAATTAATTTATGGTAATAATACTTATCGTTATGTTGGAATAGGTGGAACTGCGGTAACAGCAGGTAAACTTTTACAACAACCAGCAGTAGTTTCTGACCACGCTAACATGTCTGCAACAGCAGCTGTAGCAGCAGGTGAAACTGCAATATCTGTGGAAACAGGTGGGACTGATATAACTCTTAATCAATATGCAAATGGTTATCTTTGGGTTAATGATGTAGCAGGTGAAGGACAAATGCTTAGAGTTAAATCTAATCCAGCACATGATCACTCAGCAGACCCTTCTATTGTTATTACTTGCTATGACGCTTTAGCAACTGCTCTTACAACTAACTCACAGTTAACACTATTAGCTGACCCTTCTAATGACCTTATTGTTGCACCAGCAGCAGAAACAGGTGCTTTAATGGGTGCTACAGTAATTGACATGACAGCAGATTATTATGGTTGGGCAGTAATTTCAGGACCAGCAGCTTTATTAACTGTAGGAACTTTAGTTGTAGGTAATGCAGCGGTTCGTTCAGGTGGTACAGCAGGTGGCGTTGCACCGGCAACAGATAACGTATTAATGGAAGTAGGCGATGTAATGGCTGTATCAGCTAATACAGAGTACTCACTCATTAATATGAATCTAAGTTAGGAGCAATAAATGGCTGATGCAGTAACAACACAAACTATCTTAGACGATGGTGGTAAAAACTTAATAGTTAAATTAACTAATATTAGTGATGGCACTGGTGAAAGTAATGTTGCTAAAGTTGATGTATCTGCTTTAACCGCAGGTATTAATGGTCAAGCATGTTCAGGTATAAATATAAATAGAATATGGTTTAGTAATGTAGGTATGGGTTTCAAATTACTTTGGAATGCATCCTCAAACGTATTTATATTAGAAGCAGGAGCAGATCAAACTGATACTTGGGATTTTACTTGGAGTAGTAAAAGTTTGCCGGGAATACCTAATAATGCAGGTAGTGGGAAAAATGGTGATCTATTGTTAACTACTGTTGGACATACCAGCGGAGATACCTATAGCATCATTATTTGGGCAAATAAAAGTTACGATACTGCTACTACAGCGTAATGTCGAAGTCAGTAAATACTGATAACAATTTACCTTTAGAAGCACGTCTAAGCGGTTTAGAAAGAGAATACGCTCTACGTTATGAATACATAGAGCGTAGGCTTGACGAAGGCAGTAAGAAGTTTCTTAGGATAGAAAATATGCTATGGGGTCTCTATGGTTTAGTTTCTGTTGCAGTAGCTTATATTAAATTTATATGATGGAAGAATCTGTAAAAAAGAAAATTAATCTTGAAGTAGAGATAGATGCTAATGCAAATACTTCTGGTGACAATCCATTTCAAAAATGGATACATCTTGCCAAGACGATAGATGCATGGAGAATATTTCCAAGAGCATTTGTTACTGTATACATCATATTGCTTTACAAAGTAGTCACATGGTTTATGGAAATACCTGAACCTAATCTTGAACAAGCAGGTCTTGTATCTATAGTTGTAGGTGCTATGGCTGCTGTCTTTGGCATTTACGCTGGCACATCCGGACAAAGTAAAAAGTTTAAAGGAGAAGATTAATGGCTAAAGACTCCAAGCTTAAAAATGCAGGAGTTAGTGGATACAATAAACCTAAACGTACTCCTAATCATAAAACTAAATCACATGTAGTTGTTGCAAAGAAAGGCGAACAAAC